ATAACAGGACTTAAAGTTTTCCGTGATGACTTATTTATATTTTGTGAAACTAGAATATTTAAATTAACAGGTAGCTCAAGTGCTAACTTTGCAGTAACAGATGTAACAAGAGATATAGGATGTATTAATGGTGATACAATCCAAGAATTTGCAGGTGACTTAATATTCTTAGGTCCTGATGGTTTAAGAACTATTGCAGGTACAGCGAGAATTGGTGACGTTGAATTAGGAACTATAAGTTCTAATGTGCAGTCTATATTTAATGACAACATAGCTAGTGCATCTGAATTTGATTCAGTAGTTATAACAGATAAGACACAATACAGAATATTCTTTACCAAATCAAATGTTGGAGAGAATCAAACTAAGGGTGTTATATGTGTATTAAAAGGAACTAAGTTTGAGTTCTCAGAGATACAAGGTATAAGACCTGCTTGTACAGATAGTTTTGTATCAGAAGGTAATGTAATAGTTTTACATGGTGCGTATCAAACAGGGTACATATACAGACAAGAATCAGGTAATACTTTTGATGGAACAACTATACTAGGTCGTTACAGAAGTCCTGATTTAACTTTTAATGACCCGGGAATAAGAAAGCATATGCAAAGGGTTATTGTTAATTATAAGCCTGAAGCAGCTATAGATGCTGACTTGTTTGTTAGATATGATTATGAAGCTAAAGAATCTGCAAGACCTGCAGCATATCCATTAGATTCAGAAGATGTTGTTGCTTTATATGGTACATCTGTTTATGGAGTACCTATATATGGTGGTGCATCGCAACCACTAGTTAGACAATCAGTAGAAGGTTCAGGTTTTGCTGTAGCATTAAAAGTGGAAGATGGTGGTGAAACTGCACCATATTCACTTAAAGGTTTTCAGTTAGAATATCAGTTAGGAGCTAGACGTTAATGGGTGATACATATACAAGACAGTCCTCGTATACAGATGGAGATGTAATAACTGCGGCTCATACCAATAATGAGTTCAATCAGATATTAGCTGCCTTTGCATCAAGTACAGGACATTCACACGATGGTACTACAGGAGAAGGTGGTCCTATAACTAAACTGTTAAGTAACGCACTTACGTTTGGAGCAGGTACGGCAGGTACAGATATAACAATTACATTTGATGGTGAAACAGCAGATGGTGTTTTAAAATGGATGGAAGACGAGGATTATTTTGAGTTTAGTGATGACATACTTATTGCTTCTACAGAGAAGTTACAATTCAGAGATACAGCAATATACATCAATTCAAGTACCGATGGACAACTTGACATTGTTGCAGACACAGAAGTACAAATAGCCGCAACAACTGTTGACATAAATGGTGCAGTAGATGTATCAGGCAACTTAGCTGTTGGTGGTAATCTTGTTGTAACAGGTACTACTACATTCAATGGTGGCACACTTACACTAGGAGATAGTGCTAGTGACAATGTTGTATTTGGTGCAGACGTAGATTCTAGCATTATACCTGACGATGATGATACCTATGACTTAGGTTCTTCTAGTCAGCAATGGAGAAACTTATATGTAGATGGTACTGCATATGTAGATACATTAGATTTAAATGGTACTGCTATAACATCAACTGCAGCAGAACTAAACATAATAGATGGTGGTACTGCAGCTAGTTCTGTTACTATAGCAGATGCAGACAGACTAATACTTAATGACGATGGTACTATGAAGCAGATAGCTGTAACAAGTTTAGCTGCTTACTTAGATGATGAAATAACTGCAATGCCTAATCTTACATCTGTAGGAACACTAGGTACACTTACTGTAGATAACATAATTATAAATGGTACAACAATAGGGCATACATCAGACACTGATGCTATAACTATTGCTTCTAATGGTAACGTCACTATGTCACAGAACTTAACTGTAACAGGTGATTTAACTATATCAGGTGATGACTTGACTATGGCTACTAATACAGCAGGTCATTTACTAATAGCTGATGGTACAAATTTTAATCCCACACCTGTAACAGGTTTATCAGAAATATCTACAGTAGCTAATGATGATGTATTCTTAGCAGTAGACACTTCAGGTGGTGGACTTAAAAAGATTACTAGAAGTGCTGTTGTCGCAGGACTTGCTACATCTAGTGCTATATCAAACGTATCAGAAGACAGTACCCCACAACTAGGTGGCAACTTAGATTTAAATGGTAATGATATTGTTACTACATCAAATGCTACACTAGACCTTGCACCAAACGGAACAGGTACAGTCGTTGTTAGAGGTAATACTAACTCAGGTGCTATAGTATTTAATTGTGAATCAAACTCACACGGACAGACAGTTATTGCACAACCACACTCAGCAGGTGTAACAAACACTATGCTATTACCAGCAGGTGCTAACTCAACTCTTGTATCTCTTGTATCAACAGACACATTAACAAACAAAACATTAACAAGTCCTAAAATTAATGAAGATGTAGCAGTGACATCCACAGCAACAGAACTAAATGTGTTAGATGGTATTACAGCAGTAGTAGGCGAACTTAACGCATTAGATATAGGTAGCACTGCTATAGGTACTGCTGTTGCTTCTAAGGCAGTTATACTAGATGCTAATAAAGACTACACAGGAATAAGAAATCTTACAGCAACAGGAGATGTAGTTGTAGGTGGTGACTTAACAGTTAATGGTGACACAGTAACTGCTAGTGTAACTAACATGGTAGTTGCAGACAATCTAATTGAACTTAATAATGGTGCAACATCTAACTCCAACGACAGTGGTATAGTCATAGAACGTGGTTCTACAGGTGACAATGCTATCTTTATGTGGGATGAGAGTGCAGATACATTTGTATTAGGTACTACAACAGCCACAGGAGCTTCTACAGGCAACCTTTCAGTAACAGATGGTGCATTACAAGCAGGGTCACTTGACATCTCAGGAAACATAGATGTAGATGGCACAGCTAACCTTGATGTTGTAGACATTGATGGTGCAGTTAACATGGCAACAACTGCTACTATTACAGGTAACTTAACATTAGGTGCTCAACTTATTATGCCTGATGTCACATCTACTAAGATACTAGTAGCTGATGGCACTAGCTTTCAAGAGGTTGCTATAAGTGGTGACGTTACAATAGCTAACACAGGTGCTGTTACTATTGCAGCAAATGCAGTAGAAGGCTCTATGTTAAATGATAACGTAATATCAGGACAGACAGCATTAACTTCAGGTCTTGCTAGTGATGACGAACTATTAGTAAGTGATGGTGGAACACTCAAGAGAATGGATGTGAGTGTACTAACAACAGTGACAGATGATTCGGCTACAGCCTTGGCTATTGCTCTTGGCTAGTGTAGATTTTACTTGACAAAATAAGCATTACCGAGTATAATTATATAAAAGGAAAAAGAAATGGCAAATACATTTAAAACAGTTACATTTGCGGCTGAACCTGCATCTTCAGGAACACCCTATGTAATGTATACAGCAGGAAGTGGTGTAACAGCAGTCGTACTTGGATTGACACTAGCTAACATACACACTGCTCAAGTTACAACTACTGTAAGATTAGTTAGTGATACAGCAAACAGAGCAGTCACAAACAATACAGCAAATGGAACAAGTATCATAGTAAAGGATGCTCCAATACCTGTAGGTGGTGCTTTAGAGTTGATGTCAGGTAATAAGATAATCTTAGAGACTACTGACCAAATAACAATAGACTGTTCTGTAGCAGATAAACTCTCAGGTACACTAAGCATTATGGAGATAACATAATATGCCATATATAGGAAACACATCACCTAGTAGGTTTGTATCCAATAGAGCAGCATCTGTGTATTCAGGTGATGGTTCTACTACTGCCTTTACACTAGAACAAGCTGTTGTACAAGATGAAGACATCCTCGTATCAGTAGATGGTGTGGTTCAAGAGCCTTCAGTAGCTTATGCAGTTAGTAATGCCACGACACTTACATTTACTGCCGCACCTTCTAGTAATGCAGGTAATAATATATTTGTGTATTACCTAGCTAGTCAGGTAGGAACTGTAGGA